CTCCAATGGCGCAAATCACGGGTGATCTGTGCTTCTGCTAACTGGATGAAGGTCGGAATAACGCTCGTTAGGTCGTCGCGATTAAGGAAATCAGCGACTGCTGTCTGGAGTGTTGCGTATGTGGTAATTGCCATAATTTTATCCAAGCAGTCCGCGCATTGGTTGATTTTGCTCGTTATCTTGTTGATCCGCAAGCAATCCTGCGCCCGGTATTCCGGGGGCTACAGCAGACAATTCCATGCCCCTTTCGCGGATGCGTTCTCTAGCTTTTCTGTTCAGCCTCAAATACGGAACTTCTTCGCCGTCAATCTCAATCTTTTCAAATTTGACGCCGTATTCTTTTTCCAGCTTTTTGGCGATGCCCGGTAGCTTTTTATCGTACAGGGTTTCGTACAGCTTTCTGTACCTGTTCGACCATTGATCTACCTGAATGTGCGATGGAGTCCAAGCAACGCCGTCCTTGCCTTCTTTGGCTGCCTTCACCAGCATTTGCTTCAACCCTTGAGAGATCCAGCGATCATCAGCAAACAATCCTTGCGGGATCATCGCGCTAAGCGCCGAATCTTCGTCCATTGCTGCCTTGTAGTCCAAGCGGGCCTTTCGTAAAGCAGATAATTCTGGGTTTTCCTTAACCATTTCCTCCAAAATTTTATATTTGCCAGCAGATTGAATACTTGGAGTTTCAATGCTGGCCATATTATTCAATACATCGCTAACAAGTTTCCATTTTGATACGCCTCTAGTTCCACTGGGGTCGTACATGCCGGCGATTTCGTTGATTACTGCGTTTAGCTTTGGATTGGATTCAGGATTTTCGTCAGCAGCTTTAAGCGCTTCCTCGGAACGCTTAATTTCATCATTAGTTCTGCCAAATGTGCGCTGAATTTCAGCTCGTTTTTCTCTGCGTTCATCGGCAGTAAGCTTGTCGTAGCCCTTCTGGCGGCCTTTCTGATGCCAGTCTGACTGCAATTCTTCAATGAACAGGATGTCTTGGCCGCCATCGCCCATACGGTCCGTCTTGCGGATGTGATAAACGACGTTTTCTTCTTCATCCCAATGCGTTCTGCTAGGGACGTAATCCCTGCCGCCACGGATAGGTGGGGCCTTAATCAAGATTTCCTCGTAATTCATATCTTCGAGATCATCTGGATCAAGTTCACCCATTGTGTACTCGGACCATTTAGTGCTGCCGCCTTCGCCAAGGCCATAGCCTTCGTCCATTGCGTGCGCTCGAATCTGGACTTCTGCCTCATTCAGGCTGTAGACCTGATCGCCAAACGGACGGCCACGAGCATCTTCTAGCGAATAACCAAAATCTTCGTTACCGACGACCGTGTAGTAATCGCCGTCACCACTTACGTCAATGTCATATCGCGCTATCGGATTTTCGTAATATTGCTCGGTAGCAACCTGATCCGCCCATTTGGATATAGCTTCTTGTGCGTCATCGCTCAAGTCTTCCATTCTTACTGGGCCGCTGCCGCCAACAGCAGTTTCCAGTTCGTCGAATATCGACTGCACCAGTTCTGGATCGCCAGTGTAATTTTCAGCAATTTCCCTGCGCTGATCTCGATACCAAGTGGACCCTGTTGAATCCAAGGAAAATGCGTCATACGCCAAATCTTCTGCATTTGCTTGAATGTATTCGTAATCGTCGATTATTTCTGGGTTGCTGAAGTCATATTCGCCGGCTTGTGAGCCTTGCTCAAATTTGCGAACCTGAATCTCCTGCTGCGGCATATCTGTGCTAAGCGTATCCAGCAGGCCGGTCTTGGTGACTCGTTCGTTGTTGTTTTGCGCCCATTGCAGATCATCCCAGACGCCAGAATCTTCCAGTTGGCCACGAGACAAGCCCTGATTCATCAGGTAGCTGCGAGCCTGCTGCGGGGTCATGGTTTCTTGGCGCAGGTTTAGCAAAGCCTCTTCAACCGGGCTGTACATGCCAGTTTCTGGATCAACCGGGGCTTTGAATCTAGGGTCTCTGAATGCAGGCGGTTGAGCAGGCTGGCGAGGGCCAACTCGTGCTGCCTGTCGCTCTGCTGCGATGATCTGGTTGGCTTCAGGGGTTACAGGGTATTCGGTAGCGCCTGTGGGCTTGCCTAATGCACCTACAGCAGGGCGGCCTCCTTGAATTGCACCAAACTGGAATGCTTCCGATGGAGGCGGCTCGGCAAGCCAATCCATTGTTCCACGATAAACGTCTTTCGCTAAGGTTCTGGCCGGTTTTGCTCCGCCCATCGTAGCGATGTCCATACCAAGCAACCCAAGTTCTTGGCCTGTTTTAGTTACGGTCGGAATTCTGGTCTGTTCGCCAAAACGAATTACATCTCCCCCATGCCCAACATCTTCGAGGGCTTGGCCGGTTGGCTCAAGTAAGCCTGCAACCTTTCTGCCGATGTATCCAGCCTCAGAAACGACTGGAACATAAGCGTCCTTGTTGATGATGCCTTCGTCGCTGATTCCACGAGGAATCGACTGGATGTTTGATTTGGCAATGTTGTAGCCAACATCAAATAAGCTGGCAGGGCGGGAGATTTGTTGCCCTTGCAGCATTTCTCCTGCGCGAGCGAATGATTCTTGGAAAAAGCCTTCTGGCTTTACTGGCTTGATTTCAGGCTGGTAAGGCTTTGTAGGTTCGTTCTGGTCCTCAAACCCAAGTAGCCCTTTGATTTTATCCCAGAACAATTCCGCCATTACGCTATCCCTCGGAGATTCCTCCGTATCGGCTCGCCCCAATTTGTTTGGGCGGGTCTGTAGCCAACCGCCAAATATCGGAACGCATCTGCTCCGTGTGATGCCCAGTCGTGAGCGGGTCGGCTACGCCATACTTTTCCATTGTCATCGTATTCTCGGTGGTATTGGCGTAATGCGTCAATGCCCCTATCACAACGTTCTGCGTCAAACCAACAGTTCTTTAGCATGGATCTTACGGCTTGAATTCCGTCGTCCACCATTAGCTGTGGGGCAATCGTTACCGGGCGGATGCCAAGGCTTTCTAGCGTCTCCAGTCGGCTCTTGCCTGTGCCAAGTTCCTTCACCCTTACGTCATGCGGCAAAATGTGTTCGCCGTAGATGTAGCCCTTGTCCTGCAAGACGCGGGCGTAGTGGTCTAGGCCAACGCCGGAGGATTCGTAGTAGTCGATGATTCTGATTTCTGGGCCGTGAAACTGAGCAAACCAGATGGCTGTCGAATCACCGACGCCCAAGTCCCATGCTGTCACCACAGGAATGCCAGTCTCATAGTTGACGATCCGAATCCGTTCCTGCTCCTTCGCCTCACGCATCTCGACGTTGTAGTACGCACCTTCAGCGTGGACGAGGAAGTCGCCTTCCCAGACGTGATCGTAAATGTCCGGGCGTTTCGCTTTGTCTTCTAGCCGCTCCTGTTCCAACACAGACGGAAACCACGGATTGTCCTGCCAGTTCATCTCCACAATTGCGGAATTGCTTGGCGGGTCTTGGCGGAAGCGTTTGTGCGTGGCGGATTCTTTGGACTCAGGGTTCCAGGTCACCCAGATCTCGGAGTCATGCTCACGAACCGTAGGGATGAGCTTTCTCCATGCCGTTTCGGACACGGTTTCAGCTTCGTCAATCCACGCCAAGACTAACTTTGCCTTCGACTTCAGGGCGTCTAGCGATCTGCGTAAGCCTGCAAAGACATAGTTGATTCGACCGTCTTTGCTGCGGATGTACTTTTCGCCCAGCTCGTAGTAGTCCTCTAGCCACGGCACTGAACGAATTGCGGATTTGACTTCTTCCAGCGATGAATCATCCAGCGAGTTCATAAACTCACGTCCGCACAGGATTTGCCCGGAGTTGCCGCTCATCCCGATGCGGTAGCCCTGAACCGCAGTCATCAGAGCGAATGTTCTGGTCTTTGCGCTACCACGTCCGCCGTAGGCTCCACGATAGCGAACGTCTTTAGCGTTGAAGACCGGAATCAGTTTAGGCGGGATTTGGAGCTTTGCCTTCATTCGCAAAGCCCATAAATGCTGCTACACAGGGCAGGTTCCTCTTCTTTGCGGAACATATCAATCTCTCTACCGCCTCTGCGAGTCTGGCTCCACTCCACTTTGCTGCGAATCCCATTGCCATCGATGTCATGGAAAAAAGTAGCGTTGTCCTGTTTTGCAGACTCCTTCACCTGTAATTCCCAAGACTCAATCCGGTCAATTTCTTCAGGGAATCGTTTGCTGATCTGAAGAAGCTCATCTTTTCGGCAGTTCACGCAGGGCATACAGCCCACTCGACCCATGCCCAATTCGTACAGCGGATTGTGTTTGACCCCATGCTTGCGGTGCATGGCAAAGCAGTCGTCGGCAGTCCAATCCAGAATCGGGCGGTAATTCCACAAACCACCACCCACTTCTTCGAGTTCGTCTAGCTTGGCTCGGTTGATCGATTCATCCCTGCGGACTCCCTGCCATGAGTACACCTCGCCGCCTTCCTCTAGGATTGGCTCGTACACCTGATCGATGATTGGGTTGCGCTTGAGTTCTTCAGAACAGAACCGGGCTTTGGTGCTGGGAAATCTGCCTTTCCAGATGCACAGGTCAAGGAATGGGTTGCCAGTAGGCTTCAAGGCAGCAATGGCTCGCTGTACCTTCTCCTCTGGCATCCCTTCTTCACGCCATTTGGTCGCCACAAACTCGGCCTTCTTGGCGATCTGCCTGCTGAAGTCAGCCTTGTACACCTCAATCGGCCAGACTTCCTCGCTCAAATACTGCACATAGTCGTAGGTCATCTGGTGTTCGTTGCCTGTATCGGCAAAAACAGCCCGCAAGTTTGGAGTTTTTTGCTCGATGGCAAGCAGCAAGAGAGCAGTTGAGTCTTTACCGCCGCTGACACTAACTATGTTTGTTCTTTGGCTCATCCTGCTTCTTCTTTCCGAAGATCTTGTCCCAGTTGTCCTCAAACTGTTTTCTGTCCTGAATAGGACGCGGCTTGCTTCCCTTACCCATTACGGAGCCACCAATTCAATGACTGTAGGACGCATGGTTCCGTCGCTGCTGGACAGATCCACTTCCTGCTTATCGCTGTAGTTGTGCTTCGTCAGGATTACCTTGGTGATTGAGGAGTTGTACTCGCCCTTCAGCCCTTTGTTGATGAGGGTTTCAGCTTGATGCGCAAGAATGTTGTCTACAATGTCTGAAAAATCCTGTTTAGCTGGATCTTTTTGCCATTCGTAAATAGTTGACCGTCTTACTCCGATATACAAAGCCAGCCCCTCAAGGCTAGGAAGCTTGTCTTCTGCGTAGGCGTAAGCGACATACCCTGCTGCTTTTTTGAGCAGTTCTTCAGTGTACTTGCTGGGTCGGCCTACCGGGTTCGGTGTCGGCTGCTCCATGTTCTTTCTCCGCTATGTGTTCACGCGCGATGGCGCAAAACGCTTCAGGTGTCATTTCCACAGTCCATTCCAGATCCAGATTGAGTCCGAAATCACGGGTGATGGAGTGCAGCGGAATTACAACCCGCCAATATTTGCGGTCAAGTCTATACCAGAGTGCGGGGAA